TGATAAATTGATGGATGCTATGCAACCAGATTTTCAAGATGAAGAACCTATTAATCCATTTGATTTTTGGAGTGGTGCAAACTTTAAATTGAAAATTCGTGATGTAGAAGGTTATCGTAATTACGATAAATCAGAGTTTGCTGCTCAGACTGAATTATCTTCAGACGATACTTATCTTGAAGAAATTTATAATCAACTTCACGATCTGCGTGAATACACTGATCCGAAGAATTATAAAACATATGATGAACTACAAGCTAAACTTATGGCTGTTCTTGGAGAGCAAGCTTCTGTTGGAGCACCAACAATGAAGCAAGAAGAGTCTCTAGGAGAACCACAACCAGCCCCAACAATGAGAGCAGCAGAACCAGTTCAAATGGAAACAGCAGAGATGTCTTCGGCAACACCTTCAGCAGAAGATGATGACATTATGGCACACTTTGCAAATCTAGTAAATGAAGACTAGATAGGAGCCATTTTATCAAAGCCATCATATGTTGATGGTACAGGCGCTTGGTTAAGCACAGTAGTATTATTATTCTGTGTAGACCGAGCGTCTACTGCATTATTCTGTTGAACTGAAGTATTATTTCTACTATCAATTGTATTTGATAATTGTGTTTGTGCATTATTTAATCTAGCACTGGATTCTTGTTCAGCAGCATTACGACTTTGTATAAGTGCAGCATTCCTTTGATCAATTCTTCTTTGTGCTTCTCTGGCACCAGTTTCAGAAACACCAACTGTAAAACCTTTTAAAAGTCTAAAGTTTCCGCCACCTAAAAATTTAGGTATTGGAATTGTAATATCTGGTAATGAAAAACTTATTTTTGAAAGCTTTATTAGCATTTCGTCTTTAAAGTTTGCAAGTCTAGTAGTAATCTCGTCAAAGTTAAGTTTACTGAATAGACCTTTAATATTAGACCACAGATCATCTACAAGTGCTGTAATAGAGAACCCTCTAAATTTTTCTGCTAATTTGTCAAATCCTAATTTCTCAAGAAAGAATGCTGGTAAACCAAATATTAAAACATCTAGACCTGTCGTAATACCTTTTATAATACCTAAAACACCACCTTCAAGAGCACCCAATAATTTCTTAAATATTCCACCTTCGGCATCTACAAATCCAGTAAATGCACCTTTTATAAAATCAAATAGAGTGATTAGTGGCGCAAGGAAAGTAAATCTTGCAAATACTCGAACTGCTCTTAATAATGCTCCTATAGGTTTAAATACAGATGAAAGTAATGATCCTATTTTTGCAAAGAAAGATCCTACTGATCCTATAGCCTTTCCAATTTTAATAATCTTTTCTGTTACTCCACTAAATAACATTCTAAACATATCGCCTAATGTAGCAAAGAAAGTATTTGATTTTATAATATCGACTGCTACATTAACACCTTTACTAACTAAACGAAATGCTGCTCCTATTGAATCAGCAATTGCAGGAAATATTTTAAATATTTTAGTAAATCTTTCAGATAAAAAGAATGCTTTAAGATACTTATCAAAACCAGTAAGTTCTGCAACAAGCGCTAAACCTACACCAGTTATAATACCTGTGGCAACTTTTAAGAAACCACCTATACCTAGCATGATACCACCACGGCTTTGCTCTTGCATATTTTGATCATTACCTGGTCTTATAGGTGCACCATCTCCATCACTAGCTTGTGGTATTTCATCTAGTTTTTGATTTTTTAAATAATCAAAGTAAGAGTTAAACTGATGATTTAAAAAATCTATACTCTTTAAAACTTCACCTAATATTTTATTATTCTCTTTTTCATAGTTCGTAGAAAATAAACCTGTTAATAGACTGAATGCTTTACTTAAGGGTGCCGTAACTATATCTTTAAATATTTTACCTAATCCTGTAAAGATGCCCATTACTGAGTCTTTTACTGTTGAAATAAGTCTTGCTACTAATCTATATGGTGCAGTTACTGCTCTCATAATAGAATTTGTTATATTACTAATTGCTCTTGTGAGAGGGTTATCTGTAAGTGCACCAATTAACAAACTTAAACCAGGCAATTTAATCCCTGCTTTTTGTATGGAACTTAATGATTGTGATATATCAGATATACCTTTTTCAAGTGTTATCTTAATATCACGATGACGTTTTGTTGCATCATCATTAGTTTCATTCAGTGTTTGTATCACTTTAGTTAATGTAGCCATAGGATCCTATCCTTGATTTTGGTTCTTTATTCTTTCGTTTTCTTTTTCAATATAATCAACTAGCATACCTATATAAATTTCTCTTTCCCATGGTAACATATTTTCAATTTCAGTCAAAGAATATTTGTGTTCTTGCATTAATAAAAAATTTGTTTTATAATAATTTACTAAATTATCATGAGAAAGAGCCACTAAAAAAAATCATCTATACCACTTAACACCATTGTATTTTCAGTTTCACAACCACCACAAACAAATTTTATTTCTTTTTCAACTCTTGGCATATTTTCAACATATTCTTTTACCTTAGTAAATTGTTCAGTATTTAAAGATTCAATAAAATCATTTACTTCAGCATCGGAAACATCTTTAAGCATAATATTTTCTTCTTCAGTTTCAATTGATTCCATACATTTACCAATAAGCATAAAAGTTTTTTCTGTTTCAGTTAAGTTATTATCTTCAAATTTAAGTACATCATTAAAATTTGGATATTTCATAGATAAAGTAATATTTTCTTCAAGTTCAATATCTTTTTCTACTATTCTATCCTGTTTTACTTCAATATCATCTAATCGTACTGCAACTTCATTGGTCTTTTCACATTGTTTACATTTTATACCGAGTTGACTTACTTCACCTACAGATTTTGATCTAATCATAATAAACATATATTCGATATCAAATAATGTGAGTTTACTAGAATCAAATTCATCTTGTACACATGAAGAAATAGTATCAACTACTGCATTTAATGAAGCGGCTTTATCTTGTGATTCAAGAGCCATCATTAATACTTTTTCTTCTTTTACCAAATAAGGTCTAAATTTTACATTTTGTTTAGACGAAGGTATAATTAATTCATACTTTGGTTTATCATTTAACTTTGGCAGCGCCATATTTTCATCCTCATTTCATTTAGTTATTAGGGTTTTTATAAACACCTTTCCAGTTATTATAAGAGAGTTGTATATTTAATTCACTTAAACCACCTTGTTCATTACTAAATTCTATTGCGTTTACAAGTGTCGGAAAAGCATCTATTAAAGTGCACTCATAAACCTCTTCGTTAGCATTATTTAACTGATATATTGTAACTTGTCTAGTATATCCAGATCCAGGTGTTGAACCATATTTGTACTCTAATTCGTATGTATCAAAATCTATAGATAAACCAGACCAATAATCAAAATATCTTTTAGCCTCATATGCATTCGTGAGCATAAATGTAATTGATATATCGTCAATTAAAAATCCATTGGCAACTTTTTCAGCTTTTGGAATACCTATAACTCTTTCATTTACACTTATTGATCTACCAGGAAGGTTAATGTTTCTACACATAAAATTTAGCTGACTTGATGTTATATCCGGCAAATCTGTAAATGTAGGTAATTGAACACGAAATAAATTATTTCTTGCTAATCCTGCTTTAAGTGAAGATTGAAATGCATTAATATCTAACATTAGATCATTTTCCTTGATGCTCTATATACTGCAGAACCGCTTGATTTATTCCAAGATGCAGTTGGAAGAAATGTTGCTATCTCCCATTCCGGTGAATCAACCTTTGCATATCTACTTCTTACATTTGAATTTAAATAGTGCTTTACACACGGTTTAAAATATCTCAGATTAGATGCACTTTTTAATTGTTGATATTTTATATTAAACTTTGTTGATTCATCAAATCTTTTATTATTTGTTGTATCCATAAGACCGTCAAGAAGTTTTGCTCTTAAAACTGGAGGTAGATAGTGTAAATTTAAACCCAGAAAGCCTTTCTCAGCTGGTCCAATTGGTATTACTAAAGGGAATCCATCATAATACGGCAACTTATCTTTATGTTTCGGATCATAGAAAAACATATACATATTACCAATTACTGCTCTATTTTCAAGCGTCAGCTCTTCATCTTTCAATAGTGTGTTTCTATTGATTCTACGCATTGCACCACCACGTAAAGCACCGATTCTTTTTCTAAACCAATCTCTCGATTCTTGTGTCCGAGGGTTAATACCTGCTCTAAACGCTTCGATCTCAAGATTCTGAAATATACTTGCCATTGTAGTATTTATAATGATTTTTTAATTTTTTTCATCTTCGGAAGACTCTTCATTTTAGACTGCTTTGGCATTATTCCCATACTCTGTAATGTTTTTTCTGTCCAAATTTGGAACTCCCAGTTTCTATCATCTGCAAAGTTTTTAGCTGCTTTCCACTTATTCATATTTTTAACGTATGTCATACCTTCATTAATGTATCTTTTAGTTTTTCTTCCTGGAAACTTTGGAGGGACCGTTTGACTATCTGGTTTAATTTCTACAATAATAGTCTTACCATCTTTAAATGTTATCTTTAGATCAACAAAGTATCTATGATATTTTTTATCAACTTCATAGAAGTATGGTACTACAACTTCTTCAGACGCCCAAGTTTTTATTGAGGGGTTATTATCGCACCATTTAAAACAATGTCTTTCCCACATCGATCTATAAATTACATTATCCGGATCACCACGATATTTTGACCTGTATTTTACTTTGTATTTTCCTTGGTATGTTTTCATAATACTTTCATTTTAATTATATAAATAAGAATAAGATAATTCTATTTATTAGGAATAATTTGGATGGTTACTAACGCACGTGGAACACATATGTTCCCTATTGAAAATAGAGATAAGTACAAGGCATATATTAAATTTACGCCGATTATTAAAAACGGGCCCACTTATCAGAATAGAGTAAATATAGCTCAAACAGAAGCGCAATCTTCTAGCGATAATAATAGTAGTTCTCCTTCTATAGCCAGAGAAGGTTTTATAGAAAGATCTGCTAAAAGTGTTTTAGAAAATTCATTGGCTCAATTCGGAAACTCATCAATTTCTGCTTCTACCGAAAGGAGAGGTAATGAGTCTGTTGCTCTATATATGCCCACGCCAGTTACTATTCAGGATGGAGTTAATATAGAACCAGCAAGTCTTGGCATTTTAGGAGAGGGTGCTTCAAGGTCAATGGATGCAGGCAGCGGTATTGGTGCAGCAGTAGGCGCGGCTCTCCAAGATGGTATGGGAAGTTTAATTGAAACACTAAAGGGAAATCTTACCGGCGATGCTGCATCTCTTGGTGCTAGTAGATTGGCTGCTGGATTACCAGGCCAGGGTACCGATGCGGTTAGAGGAGCCTTAAGAGTAACTCCTAATCCGAACACTAGAATGATGTTTAGATCCGTAAATATACGAGAGTTTTCCTTTGACTTTAAGATGGTCCCAACAAGTAAAAGAGAACAACATGAAATTAAAAATATTGTTACATTTTTTAGATCAAATCTTTATCCAGAAGTTATTAAACTAGAGGGCACTGGTGGTAATAGTATAGATGCTGGTTATAAGTTTCCTAATTTATTTGAAATTAAACTAATGTATGATGGAAAAGATTTATCTAAAGATAATCCCAATTTAAGTTTTAAGCATATGTACCTTAAAGCGTTTGCTGCATCATATAATTCCACTGGTGGTTTTTATAAAGATGGAGAATTTAATGAAGTTTCAATACAAGTATCATTTATGGAAGAATTTACTTTAAATAAATCAGATGCCTTAGTCGGTAATTCTCATAAAACTAGTAAAAGTGCTAATGAGGCCATAGATCAACATTATATGAAGAATGATTTTATAGCAAGAGCTAATGATGGAGTAACTTAAATATGACATTTTTTGCGGGATTCCCAGAAGTTATATACAAATATGGTAATGAGAAAGAATTTAATCTTGCTCAAAATCTTTCCGTATATGTTGATATAATTGATAGATTTAAAGATAATTCATCAATGTACACTTTTTATAATCTATATGATGGAGAAAGACCAGATCAAGTTTCTCAAATGTTATACGGTACTACAGATTATTATTGGACATTCTTTTTACTTAATGACAATCTAAAAACAAAAGGTTGGCCACTATCAAGTAAAAGTTTAGAACAATATGTTAAAAATAAATATGATAACACTACTCTTACAACTCGTGATTATTTTTATGATAAATTTAAAGTAGGAGATTCTATTACTGGGCAAGACTCTGCTGCAGTTGGTAAGGTGATATCAACTAATTCAAATCTAGGAACTATTACAGTTCAATCAACTCCAACTTTTATTTTAGGTGAAACTATACAATTAGTAGGAGATCCTAATAAAACTGTTACACTACACTCAACTAGTGCAGAATATAACGCAGCAAGATATTATAAATCTGGTAATGATATCGTTGATATAGATCCTACAGTAGGTCCTGGTGCGTCTTTAGTTGAAGTGACAAACCTTGAATATTATCAAGAACAAAATAATGAAAATCTTACTATAAAAATATTTAAACCAGAAACAGTTTCTAGTGTCTTTGCTGCATATAAGAGTGCTCTCCGAGAGAATATCTGATGGTCGAACAATCAAATCAAGAGATTAATGCTGAATTTCTTATTAGAAAAATTATAATTGAAAAGCAATCTTTAAATACAGAATTTAATATAACTTCTGTTATTAATGAAGTTAACATATATGAGCATGTTGATAAGCCATATTTAACTGGACAAGTTGTATTTGCTGATACAAATAGAATTTTAGAAACAGCAGAAATTAGTGGAACCGAATTAGTTACTATAGAAATATCAAGTACGCTAGATGATTCTGAATTTACTATCATGAAAAAATTTATTATAAGTGAAATAGTACAAAGCGTGAAATCAAATGATAATACTGAATTAGTTGGTATTAGTTTAATAGAGGATATAGGATATTACTCAAGGTTGATGCGTGTTCAAAAACCCTATAGTGGTGTACCAAGCTCTATTATTAATAATATATTAGGCGAATACTTAGGAAGATCAGTTGCTCAGATTGGCGGAAGTGAGCACACTGATGGTAATATGAAAGTATTAATTCCAAATATGGAACCAATTCAAGCAGCTAATTGGATAAAAGACCGAGCATCTTCGGCAACTGGTCTCCCATATTTTTTATTCTCTACAATATGTGATGATCAATTAAGATTTTTAGATTTAGAAAAAATATTAAATTTAACACCACTTAATCAAAGTACACACGACTATACTTTTTCACAAGCAATTGGTTCTGGGTTTGAGACTCAAGATCCTAGACAGTTCTATGCAATAAGAAATTTTAAATATACTAATATTGAAGATCAATTAATGATGGCAAGAAAAGGTTTTACTGGATCAACTTATAATTTTATTGACACAATAAAAAATAAATCTTATACTTCAAGAATTAATGCTCAAGAAGTATTTGGTGGTATTCCATATCCACCTAGACAAAATCTTCCAATTTATGATGGAATAACAGCATTTCCTGGAGGTGCTATGCATAATTATGATACAAGCGAGATTAGTCAGATGGCTCCATCAAAAACTTTTGAGGACGGTTCTTTTAATTATTATGAAGCCTCTGGAACGTCATCACACATGTTTAAAGCAAAGTCAAAATCTCTTAGACATTTCTTACATAAGTCTTCAATAGATATATCTGTTCCTGGAAAGAATTTTTTATATAGAGGTGTTAATAAATCTGTAGGTAATTTAATTAATATATCATTTAATTCTAATATAGCAGATACTTCAAATTCTAGCCCAGATAATAATTTGGATAAGAAAAAAAGTGGAGCATATATGATATATGCTACAAGACATGTATTTCAAGAAAACATTTATAATGCTGTAATCTCTTGTGCTAAATTAGGATATAAACCTAGATCAGCTGGAGGGGTTACGTGAGAAATAATAATTTAAAAACTTTACAGGGTGATTATTATGGTGACTATTTTAGATGGTTTATAGGCATAGTTGTCAATAATAAAGATCCCCTTAAACTTGGTAGAGTAAAAGTACGAATAAGAGGTATTCATTCTCCTAGTGTTGCACAAACTTCGACAAATGATTTACCTTGGGCTCAAGTTATAGTTCCATCAACTGAAGGAGGCATATCAGGAATAGGAAAAATGCCTCAGCTTCAACAGGGTTCTCAAGTAATCGGTTTTTTTATAGATGGTGCTAGTTCTCAGTTACCAATGGTTATAGGATCTGTACACCATTTTGAAAGAAAGAAAAATGCTACGGGTAATAATAAAGAAGAAACTCCTTTAGACGGAGAAGAACCTAGTGATGTTCAAGATGGTGAGGGCAACGATGGTCGTAAGATTGATTCTCAAGATTTACCAGGTGGATCAAATGGTGAGAAAATATTTAACTATTTAAAGAAACAAGGATTGACTGACGAACAAGCTGCTGGTGTTATAGGCAATTTAACAGCGGAATCAAATTTAGATCCTAATGCACTTAATCCGAACGATGTTGGCAAACCAGCTTTCGGGCTTGCACAATGGAGAGGTTCGAGATATGAGGATCTTATAGAATTTTCTAATAGTAATGGTTTAGATCATACAACTCTTGAAGCACAGTTACCTTTTATGATGCACGAATTAGAATCACAGTCTTGGTTAGGTTACGGCGCATTACAAAATGCAACAACAGTTTCTGATGCAACAAGAGTATTTGAAACAAAGTTTGAAAGACCTAGACCTGGAACATTTGGCAAAAGATATAACTTTGCTCAAATAGCATACGATTTATACAGTAGTTCTTGATGGAGTTTATTTTATGTCTTTATTAAAAAATTCAATTAGCCCAGACGGTTTTAGTTCCATTTTAGGTGGAGTAAAAGAACAGACAAACATTTCTGAAGTTTCTGAAACTATTTCCAACTTAGGTGTTTCTAATCAATCTACATTAAGTAGTGTAGTAGCCAAAAATGCAAATACTACAGTTGCTAATATTGAATCCTTAACTTCTTTAAGTGATACATCTGACCTTAATTCAATACCAGATATTGGTCCAGTGAGATTAAAAAATCCTATTGAGGGATTTTTCTCGGCATTTACTAGCACACCAACAAATAGTAGAGCCCTGCAAGCTATAACTGGTAAAGCTCCCGTATTGGGAAATTTAAAATCTCACGTAATTGCATCATCGCCATTTTCCATTTTTAGTACAATAGGTAATATTAGTGGTGTTGATCCAAATGATTCATTAATAGGTCAACTTACAACCGCAGCTGCAGATACGGTTATTTCAAATATTAAAGATACAACAAGAGAAAGTTCATTTGCAAATTCTCTTGCTTCCGCAACTATATCCAGACTTAGTTCTACTAATAATTTCGAAGGCGGTATATTAACCAATTTACTCTTATTGGGAACCGATGTTTTAAGAAATGAGCTTGTGTCGAATACTGATGGTTTATTAAAAGATTCTGTTTTAAATCAAGCTATGCAAGAAATAGTTTTAGGTAGAAAAGAAAATGCTGTTAATATTATACAAAGAGGATTAGAAAGTTTACCTAATCAGCCTTCTAATATAGATAATATTCTTAAGAGTGTTTATAGTATAAATCCTTCAATATCCAATGTTGTGGCTAGTAGAGGTTCTGAATTTACTCAATTAAAACCAGCAACTACTAAAGTAGAAAGATTAAATTCAAACGAACAGAATTTTCCAATTTCTTCTACAGTAGATAAAGGTGTTCCAAGTTCTTATGATTTTAAGTTTGTTGATAGCTTAGAGGAACTTATTGCTGATTTTAGAGGAACCAATAGAGAAATTACCGAAACTGTTGTACACTGGACCGCACATTATATGAACCAAGGTCATGTTGGTTCAGAAGAATTGCATAACATAGCAATAAATAGAGGATTTGCGGGATGTTCGTACCATTATATAATTAAAAGAGATGGGTCACTTCAAAGAGGAAGACCGTTGAACCGGATCGGGGCACACGCAAAAGCTAATGGTCATAATAAGTATAGTATAGGTGTTTCAATGGTAGGTGGATATAATTGTAATAGTGGTAATCCACACTACAATAAATTTATTAGTGCCGAGTCTATCACATCAGAACAATGGAATACTTTAGATCAATTTCTTAAAGCTTTTTATGTTGTATGGCCTGGTGGTCAAGTTTGGGGTCATAACGATACTGATCCAGAGTCAAAGGTTGATCCTGGAATTGATATGCAAGAATATGTGCAAAATAAATTTAAGAAGAAAAATAAATCCGCATCGGGGACTCTTCCACCCTTGTCTCCTTCCGAACTTGTAGGCGCAAGTAACACTAATGCAAAACCTTCGTAGAGGATAAATCATGGTTACCGAAAATGATAATATAGAAGAAAGAATTGCAACCGACGGGAAAGCTCAGGTTAATAATGAAGGTGTGCCTACAGACGGATTTGTTGACCCAGAAGGAAAATATCCTAAAGATGAATATGTTGGCGAACCATCAGTTAATAAGGGATCACGTGGAACAAAAGTTCATAATTTAAAAATTAAAAATGGTTCCATAGGCTGTGAGACAACTTTAGTAAAACAACCAAAAGCAATATACCCTTTAAATCAAGTGAACGAGTCAACATCTGGTCATATAATTGAAATTAATGATACTCCTGGCGGAGAAAGAATACTTATTAAACATAAAGATGGTGCAGGTGTTGAAATAAAACCCGATGGTACTATTATTGTCAATAGTTTAGGTAATAGAGTTGATTTAGTATCTGAAAATCATACTATGGCTGTAGAAGGTAATGGTTGTATCACATATTACGGCAATTTAAATCTTACTGTTCAGGGTGATTATAATTTAGATGTGAAGGGTGATTATAATGTAAAAGTTGGCGGGAATAATATATTAAATGTTATAGGCAATTATCGTAAAAATATTGTCGGACTGTTTAATGAAGTAATACAAAAAACGAAAACATCTACTGTACTACAAAAAGTTGCTAATACATATTTAAGTGGATTCGGTACTTACACAAAAGGCACATTTAATAATGAAGTAGATGGTACTGCAGAATATTCACATAGTGGTAATACATATATAACTTCTGAATCTGAAATCAGTATGTCTTCACCAAATGTAAATATTGCCGCTTCAGATATTTCAGTATTCGGAGATGATGGAACTATTGGTGGCGACAATGTAACAATGTTTTCACAAAATAGTTATGTAGATAGAACTTTGCATGCAAGTGAAATCGAAGCAAAGAAAACTATGAAAGCAAAGGTATTTCATGGTAGTTTAAACGGTACAGCAAAAGGTGCACTGAAAGCTGGTACTGCTGCTCTAGGAGCGTCACACAGTGGATCTGTAGATACTACTGCACACAGTAAAGAAGATCCTGTAGCACAAGGTAAAAAATTTAAACCAACTTCAACCATTGTCAATGCATTTCTATTCAATGAAGATAGAGGCGTAAGAGAAATTAGAATTGACAGAGATGGTGGAATATTAGATGGCATTAATCAAACTAAAAATTCTGGTGGTATAACAGATAAAAAATTAGATACTGGAGAAGTAAGATCAAAGTTGAAAGAAACTTCTAATCTAAAAAATAATAAATTTTTGGAAAGCCAAGTTGCAAATGAATCACTTAATTCTGAATTTGCTTCTGTGGCACCAGAAAAAATTGGTAGAATAAAAGGTATAAATCAAACAGCAAGAACTGGCTATACACCAATAGGTTCAAGAAGGGAAGAAGCCCTAAGTAAAAAATATACACTTAGAGAGTCTTCATCCCGTGGAGTAGAAAGAACTATACCCGTTGATTCTAAGTATGATCCCAATAAACAAAGTGATATTACTATGGGAACTAATCTTGGAAGTGGTATTCCTATTTCTAAGTTTATAGCTGGAGCTAAAGACCCCATAAATTTAAATCATACAACTAGCGCAGAACAAAGAAAAAATATAGCAAGGAATTTATATCCTCAGTCTGAGATAATTAATTTATTTTATCAGCTTGATCAATTTCAGGGCTATAATTTAGTAGTTGCTGAGGGCTTGTATAAACCCGGACCTGAAGAAACTTTGACTCCCGGAGGTATTAAAGAATCCGCTAAAGATGGCAAGTTTGTTGTATATGAAGTCTATGACTCATTTACTGGTCAAATTTCTAATAGTAAATCTTTTGATTTTGCTGTATATTTAAAAGATAATACTAATTATGAAAATTTAATTATGTACTATGATAATTATAACACTGATGGATCTTTACACTCTCAGGTAGGTGTTGGTATGCCGACCATACCAGAAAATTATACTGCATTTTTTAATAAAAATATTAAAACAGTTTATAACGGTACATTACAGACAACAACAGACTTAATCGAAGTATTACCTTAAAAACATTATAAATAATACA